GAGGCGCTTCCGCCATTGCCGCAGACCAGCAGTTTTCCGCCCCCCAGCAGGCAGCGCCGGATGGTTTGGGACGCGCCAGCAACCGCACCTTCCAGTCCAAGCAGCGACTGGGTGACGCGGATGCTTTCCGCAACGGCAGCCCGAAGGTGGCCCATCAAGCCTCCATTGCACACTTCACCACGCGGCAGGCCGCTGTGTCCGCCTTGGCATAGATGGTCGCCGTGGTCGGCGGGATTAGGAGGCACTCACCCGCCAGCATCTTCATCTCCGTGGGCGGATTGGTGAACCCAACCGTGACGAAATTGGTGGAGTCCAGGTTTTGCAGAAAAATATACTTTGGCGCCCCGGTGACCTCCCCCCAGGTCAGGGCTTCCGCGCTGGTGCCGATAACCTGCGTGTCATACATCATGTCATCCCCGGTCATGTCAATGACGTCAGACGCCGATGCGCTCACGGTTGCGCCGCTCTTGCTGGCCCGCAGGCTCACGCTTAAAACGATTTCAGATGCCATAGATTATACGAGTTTGGATTTGCTGCGCTTCGCGGCCTTGATCGCCACCGGCTCGCGGTTCTCAACCTCCGGTTCGCGGGTCTGGACCGTCTCCACCTCGACCACGCGCACCGCCTTGCCGATGGCCAGCAGGTCAATGCCAACGTCCCGCGAAACCTCCATCGTGTCGCCCGGTTGCGCGTGAGGGTGGCCCGGAACAATGCAGCCACGGATTAATTTGATCTTCACACTTATGGCGCGTTGACAACGTAAAACCGCCGCCCCCATTGCTGAGAGCGGCGGTGTGATTGGTTCAACTATCGTTAGTTGATGATGTCCAAGATTGCGCTGAACGACTGCGGGCGGCGCACGCCGATATCGACCCACTTGTTCGTCAAGATGCGGACCACGCGGTTGCTCGCGAGCGTGTAAGGGTCAACCACCACGTCCGTGCCGGTGCCGAACTCAGCAATCAACAGGTCGTTGAAGTTGCCGAAGAACGCAGCGGTGCAGATTGTGGTCGCCGTGCCCTTCGTCAGGTTGGTCTTCAACTGGTTGCTGATGGCCGTCCGGTAGCCGTTCACCGTGTTGCCTGGCTCCCACACGAAGGTGGAATCCAAGCCCGTCTTGGTGATGCTCTTGAGCTTGCCACGGGTGGCCGCGTTGATGACGTAAGCCAAGCTGCCCACATCCGCGTTGTCCGTCGCAATCTCGGTTTCAAGGCTCACGAAGGACGCATAGGCGTTCGCCGTGGTCAGCGCCGATCCGTTGGTGCCCAACGCAACCGTGGCGATGCCCGTGGTGTTCACGATGCCAGTCGGCTCGCCAGAGGTGCCAGCGCCATGGAACGCAGCCAGGTCAATCGCCAGAGCGATGGACTTGATGGCGTCATCACGGATGATGGCGTCGATGGACGGGTTGCTGGTCGCCAGCAACTGCTTGGAATACTGCATCTCGCTCGTAGCGCACTTCGGACTCAGCGTGAGCTGGGTGAAGTTGACGCCGGAGAGGGTCGATGCCGAGGTTTCTGTTGCGGCCCAGTTCACCGTGCCGGCGCCGTTCTGGCGCGGGATGGTGACGTTGCTGGACAATTGCAACATGCGGGCGCCCAACTGGCCAACGACGGCCTGCGAGCGGAGCAATTCCACGAACTCGCTGCCGAGGTTCTGCGTGGCAACCACCATGCCGCCGAGGGTTCCGGTGCCAGCCACCGCATTACGCTGGCCAAGCACTTCATTGGGAAGCCAGAAACCAGTCGCCGCCTTGCCGGAGCGCAGCGCGATTTCATCCGACAGCTCGCGTTCCAGACCGTCCAGACGGCCATTCATAATGCCGTTGATGGCGCGGGTGATGGAATAGCCGCTGATGTCGCGGGCGGTGAACTTCTCGATCTTGGGCGCCACCGCTTCGGCCTTGGGCAGATTGTCAAGAATCTGCTGGCGGAACGATTCAACGCTAAGGTCGCTCTCGATGGCCTTGTCGGCCATTTCACGCACGCCAGCAACCTTGTCGGACATGCGCTTCGCCATTGCCAAGATTTCCTTGGCGCGGGTGTCGGGCTTCTGCTCGACCACCGATTCAATCTTATCACTCATAATTCGTTGTTCTTTCTCCGGTTCCGGGTTTTTGGGTTTTTCCGGCTCCGGTTGTTGCGACTCCAAAGTTTGTTCGCGGCCAACACCCACCGTCGCATCAGCGGGCACGGACACGAGGCTGATTTCGTAGGGTTGCCACGCAAAGCGGACAAGCTCCCGCCCGTCCTTGACCTCTGCGCCCAACTCTTCCGTGCGTCGATAGCCCACCGAAACCAATCGGCGAATACCATCCTGCACGTCCCGCCAAATCTCATCAGCCTTTTGAGACTTGGAAAACCTCACCGTGGCCCGCCCCTTCTTGTCGGCATCGACTCGGGCGGACTCAACGACGCCGATCAACTGCTCGGTGTCGTGGTTAAGAAGTAGCGGATGCCCGCTATTCAGCCTGGACAGGTCGCAATGACCGTCTGCATGGCTCAAAATCTCGTAAAAGCTCCCGCGCTGCACCGGCAGCTCGGAGCTGAATGACAGTTCAACCGTGCGCTTGTCGCCGTCTGCGGCGGCACGGTCCAGTTCCGCTGTGCGGAAAAACGTCTCGCTGGGTGAAAGGCGTGTCATGGTGCTTATACTTTCTCCGTTGCGTCAACGGGACGCGGCTTGCCGTTGCTGCCCTTCGGCATGGCCGCCGCCGTGTTGGCCTCGTTTTTTGCCGTCGCGCTAAAATCCAGACCGTGCGTCTCCGCCAGGTCTTCGTCCGCTGCGATGTCTTGGAACGTGTCCTCGATGTCGCCGCCAGCCTCCGCGATAATCTGCCTGCGGCTCTTGAACCCCTTCTCCACTGCCAGGACGCTGGCCTGCATGTCCGAGAGCGGGTCAACCCAGTCCCATCGGCGCGGCTTGAACTCCGGCTGGTTGAACTTGTCGAACTTGGCCACGGGCAAAACCAGATTGCCGTCCGTCACCGCGCCAGCCACCAGCGCCATCTGCAACCACTCCTCAAAGACGGGCATGACAAGCCGCTCGACAAACCAGTTCTGGATTGCCTTCCACTCCTCGCGCTCCTCCAATAAGCCGGCCCGGATGCTGCTGAAGTTGACGCTCTCCAAATCGTTGGCCAGCGAGGTGTAGCTCACGCCAAGGCCCGCGCTGATTTCGCGCAGTTGGGCCTTGACGAAATCCTTGAACGCGGAATTGGGATGGCTCGGGTCGAAGGATTTGAAATCATACCCGAACGGAAGCTGCTCGATGCTTCCCGGCTCCACCTCCATGTATTTGTTTCCCGCCGTGTCCGTCGCCCCGGTGTAGCCCGGAGGCGCGGCGGTCTGGTTAGGCACAAGAAATCCCATCTTCGCCGCCGCAGATCGCGCTGCCACTACTTCGGCTTCCGAGTATTTTGAGAGGTGACGAAGACCAGTGGTGGCTGAGTGTATCCACGGCGGCGAAACTGATTGGCCAATGCGGTCTGGCCGGTGAAGGTGAATGATGCGGTTGGACGGAACGAACTCACGCCAAAGTCCCGGTCCCACATATTGAAACGTCTCGCCCGGATGATTCTTCAGAATCCAGTAGCCGGCGACCCTCGCGCCAGAATACTGCACGCCCATCTTGACGATTGTTCCGGGCGAAAAAGACGCATTGTAGTCCACGTCAAGGTGGTCAATCTCAATCGGCTCCAAGGCAAAGCGATACGGATTGTCCTCGGGATAATGCTTTCGCAGCAGGACTCCGCCGTCGCGCACCGCCGAGCGCAGCGCGATACGCTGTATCTCAGCCCACGAACTGCACTGGGTGAAGTCGCAGAACTCGCGGCGCGACCATTTGCGATGAGACCTCTCAACCGCGCTGTTGGCCCGCGTGTCGTATCGCTCGATCCATTGGCCCTTTTCGTTCTTGGCCGTTTCCCGAATCTTCGATTGAAACCCGATGCCATCCGCGCCCAGCACGTTGTTCTCAACGAGCTTCAGATACCGGCGCATGTAGTTCTCGTCCCGCTCAAGCGAGCGCGCCCTGTCGCGCATGGTCTTGACATCGTAACGCAGCGCCGAGTCGGCGCTCTGGTTGGTGACCACCCAGTCCTGCGTGAGGCGGCCCTGTATCGCGGCCAGAAAAGAGCGGGCATCCACTGGCCGAGTGTCGTCTATTCTGGAGTAACCCAGCCAGCTTGCCACCTTGTCTAAAGCTCGCATCAGTTGAACCTCAATAAAATATTTTTTCCCGTCGCCTTGCCGTTCGCCGCATCCAGCGCCGCTTCTTCCGCCGAGACTTCGGCACGGTAATAGTTCCGCCAGAACGCCAACTGCTCGGGCGTCATGCGCCCAACGCTCTGGCCGGCAATGGTCGTGTTGATGATGTCCTTCGATGCCCGCCCCTCCATCACCGATTCGATGGCGTCAAGGCACTTTCTGGCATGGCTGCGGGGATCATAGTCTGCCCCGACTTGGGAAAGGTCTTGCCGAACCTCCAGCCGAACATCCGAGACAACGCGAAAGTTGGTGCCATCGTCAACGCGGGCCACCCCGAAGTATTCCCCAGCCGTCCAACCCCCGGTCACATCCGCCGCGACGTTGAACAAATGATCGTTGCCGCTCTGCGTGCTGGTCAGCTCGACCACGGCGGCGTCCTTGTTCTTCAGGAAGTAGGAGAGCGTCCAGCCATCACCGGGGGGATATCCGGCAACCTGAACAGCAAAAAGCAAAGTCTCCCCGGCGTTGATGACCGAGGGCAATGCGGTGAGGGTCGTCAGCGTTGCCATTCATTTTTGCCAGCTTGTCAACGCAAAGCCCCGGCTGGGCAAATCCCCTAACCCCAGCCGGGGCGATTCAACACGAACAACCACACAGAACGACTACACTAATGGGCGGTGGTCAACGCATCCAGCCACCCATCCGGGCCGCCGTCCCGCGCTGCGGCGCAGCCTTGGGTTCGGACGGCTTCAGGTTGCGCCGTATAGCATCGATGTTCGGCCTTAAAATCTCCAGACACGCCAACGAATAGACGCGCATATCCAGCGCCTCGTTTCGCGCCCCGCTGCTTTTCTCGTAAATGCGCTTGGGAAACCCCTTGGTGTAGCGTGTCACGGCCCGCTCGCTGGTAAGCTGGCCAAACCACGCATCGGTGTAGCTGCGAGGGAAGTGACAGTAGCGCGGGCCGGGTGCCTCAATTTTGAGGCGGGAGAAAATCACGTCCTTCGCCTGGTTGGTGGCGATGCTCCAGGTGTCCTGATTCCAGTTCTTGTTGTGCCGGCGCACAGTCAGGTCCACCTGATCTCCGCCGATGCCGAACACCGGCCAAGCCAGCACCCGCGTCCCATGCCGCACGCACCACTCACGCGCAGCCCTTGGCCTGAAATGAATGTCAATGGCAACCGCTGTTGCCCTTAACTCCACGCCGTCCTGCCGCTTAAAGCGCCGCTCGCATTCGTGGCTCAACCGCGACCAAGTGTCCGGCTTCTCTGTGTCGCCGATGATTTGCACCGAATCGATGCCCCATGTCTCGTCGCCATCGCCCACCCCGACCCATTCCAGCTCGATGCGGTCCTTTTGCACGTCAGCACCTCCCACAATCAGCGCCACCTCGTTCGGCAGCGAGTCCGGCGCATACGCCTCGCAACGCGCCGTCAATCCGTTCAGCTCTATCTTTTCGCCCTCCTCCTCCCACGTCTCCGCAAGGAAGGTGTTCGTCCATGTCTTGATCTGCTCCGGTCCGCCCGCCTTGGCTTCAAGGAACTCGACGGCGGCCTGGTGCAGTCTTGAAACAAAGCCGCGCTTCGGTTTGAAAGGAGAGCAAAGCCCGTTGAGAAAATATCCACGCTTTCCAGAAAACGGAGCGGTGGGACGCCATTCGCCCGAGCGAAGCGCATCGCACCTTTCAGCATCTCCCCAAGCTGCCCCGCATGATTCGCATTCATAACGCGCCGTCTCTGGCTTGCCGTCATCCCAGCGAACTTGTCGCCACTCCAAAGTCTGATAGCGCGAACACTTGGGACACTTGCAAAACCATTTTCGTTTGTCTGTTTGCTCATACTCGGCCTCGATTCGGCTCGCCCCCTTGACGGTGGGCGTGCTGGTCATGTAGATGACG